CTAAACCTCCTCGTCATCTTCGGGAGGCTCAGCAGCTTCATCTTCTTTACAGAGTCAATGACCTTGCCAGAGGAGTTATCAACCAGGTCAAAGTCGCCGTATATGCCTGTTGACCACGTGCGTCCGCGCAGCCGCGCTCTCTTTTGACTCGCGATGTCGTCTATGTCTCTACCCTTGTCTGGATAGATGCTCTTTGCCACTAGGGTATGGGATTTACCTACTAGTGGGAAAAAGGTATCGACGCTGCGTACGGTCCCTTCTTCGAGGGCCTGCATTGCCCTCTCTGGGTCCAGAATCGACATTTACGCCTCCGGCTATTACAAAAGCATTTTCGGGTATAAGAACTATGAAGGAGCGAACACGCTCTAGGCATCTAGCAAAGGAGTTATCATGCCTGACTATCAACATTGCAGCCGTCTCCCTTACCTTGTGTGTGATTCATCGTTGTCGGATTTCGACGACGCGGTAGAGGAGAGCCTAGACCCCGGAAAGTAGGCCAACAACAACCGACTAGATACTTTGATTTTCTGGGCCGGCGCGCGGCGGAAGTATCTCTGGAAGTGGCCGCATTGCTCGGCCACTGCCTGATAGGGCTTGGTTAACTAACATGTATAGATCAGGGTTGCTGGCGCGTAACTGCGCCAGCGCCCTATATCTGTCAACTTCGCCCATTGCTTTTAGCTGTGCCGTAAGCTGCTTTGCCTGGGCGAAGAGATCTACCATACTGCCGCCATTCTGCGCATTAATTGGGCTCTGCTCTGCTCCTCCTTGTGGCATTGGCGCTTGTGGGCTCGACCCTGCCCCGACCTCCGGCTGCCCCTGCGGGGGAGGTCCTTGTTCGGGAGAAGGTGGTGGGCCACCCCCAGAAGGGGAGTCGGGGGGTGGGCCACCGGGGGGTGGGCCTCCGGGAGGACCGCCTTGAGGAGGACCGCCTTGAGGAGGACCGCCTTGAGGAGGACCGCCTTGAGGAGGACCGCCTTGAGGCTGCATCTGCTGCTGATACTCGGCCTGCATTGTCTGGCCCTGAATCTGGTACTTGGTCGCAATAAGCTGCGCCTCTCCCTGGGACTCTGCCTGCTTGAGCTGGTTTTCTCGCTGTTGCTTGTTGAACGTGTCCGTCTCTTTTTTTATTAGCTCTTGCTCGGCCGAATACTCGTAGTCCCTGCTTTGCAGGAAGGACTGCCGGCTGATCATGCCCGCATTAGCCAGGTTCATATCAAAGGCTGCGCGCTGGATGTCGTCAGCCATCTTGAATGGCTTGAACTTGAGCCTTATCTCTGGCAGATCCAAAAACGAGGCTACCCGGCCGGCAATGAACTCAACCAGCCTGAGCATGTCCTGCCGGTTCCCAAGGAACTCGTTTTCAAGAGCGCGGAGATTAACGGATGCGCCTGAGTACTGTGCCTCGCCATAGAAGAAGCCTGTCGGGACGCCCATACCGGCAATGATCTGGTCACTATAGATCCGCACTTCCTGGTGAAGTAGCAGCGACCTCCCCTGTCCCCCAATCATCTGGTAGCCGATTGGGACTGGCATCACGGGGATGTGGTTGTTGTCCGTTCGCCAGAGCTTGATCTGGGTCTGGACCTCTTTCTGCCAGTCTTTGAGGTTGATGGTCGTATACGGGTTGTTCGCGTCGGTTGTGATCTGCGGGAACACAACACGCATGGGCACAATGTGCTCCATCGCGACGGCTTCCTGGGCCTTCCGCAAGACCTGCAAGAAGAAGATGTCCTTCAAGACAGGCAGGATTAGCGGGGCCCCCCACCCACTATCTGACGGGCTCCTTGATATAGACGCGCGGCGCGCGTGAAAGATCTTACCAGAATCAAGCATAATGGCTTTTTTCTTTCTGATCGCATCAATGAACGTCTGCGGAATCGTCTCAATGACCGAGGGACGGCCCAGCATGATGTCGTTTTTCAAGTGCCGCGGCATCTCGTAGAAGTACTGGTACCGGCCGGTGATCTCGTTGTATTTCACCGTAATACTGCGCGGGTTCCACCTGATCAGCCTGATCTGCTTGTAAGACTTTATGGGGTCGTCTTTGGCTGTCGCTGTGCCGGAATGTCCGCACTCCTTGCACTCCAGGTGAAACTCGAACTTCTTCCACTTGTAGCCAGATTCTCTGGCGGGGGCCTCTTCGCCACACCCCTTACACTTCAGCATCTTTGTGAATGGGAAAGACACGGAAACAAAGCTGTTCCCATAGGTGTAGCGGTCGAGATTTGTCTCTACGAGGAACGTTCTGAGGAGAAACTGGTTCTCAAACAGGTCCCTGTACACAGCGACAACACCCTCGTTATCGTCCTCATAGATGAGGTCTGTGATCGGGTATGTCGCCAGCTTGTTTGTCACCGCGCTGATGAGCGGATTGGTCAGCTGATAGTACGTACACCAGGAGAAGGTCTCCTTGATGGTCTTGGGCATATAGTTCTTCGCTATATCGAAGAACGGACTTGGATAGAAGCCTTCTGGCTTGCCAACCGTCTTTGACCGCGTCTTCGTTGACTCAAGCATCGGAACAGGCATTTGCTTCCCCTAGTTGATAAGCCTCTTCAGCTGCATGAGAAGGAGCCTGGATACGTATTCGATGAAGTCTTTGACAGACAGCGATTTCATGACTTGGACATCGGAGCTATTGGCGCCATCGAAGGTCGGTGTTCTGCCTGCAGAGATAGCGCTCTTTACGCTCTTCTGGAGATCGGCGCCCACAAACTTGGTCATGTGTTTATTGCACGGCTCAAGCGGCCCAGGCCCGTAGACCATGCCTGCGTCCAACAGACAGGCGGCGATGTACTTGTAGACCTGGTCTGAGACAGGCCGGTTATCCCTGGCCTGAGACATAATCTCCAGCGCTGCTGCGGCCCTGTGCGGAGTGGCTCGCTGTATGAGATCAAACTTTGGGCTCAGCCCCATCAGGCCACCAGCCACCTTCTCGAATACACCCCACGACGTATACGGCTGGTCTGAGACATGACACGTTCTCATTGCTTGGATCTTGTTTCTGCTGCTCTCTGCCGTCGCTACTCCCCAGTTCCGCCCTATTTCGAGCCACAGCGTCTCGGGCTCCCACCCCAGATAGTCTGGTCCGAACTCCTTGATCAGAAGAAGGTCGAGGACAAGCGGATGGGTGTCCTTGTTGGTAAACGCGTGCTTTGGCGTTTGCGGCCCATCCGAAGGGACTTCGCCAGTCTTAGCTTTCATCAATCATCCGAGCAATTGCCTGTTTATGTGTGATCGGCAGGCTCGACAGTACGCCAGACGGGTCTGACAGGAACTGCTCCGTGAAGTCATCACCGAAGGCACCAGTGACGCGATCTGCGCTGTTCTCTGCGAACGCGCTGATGGTCTCGTTGTCGTATTCCCGCCCATCGATCTCAACAGGGCGGGAGACGGATGCGCTCTTCTCGATGCTAGTTCCCAAAACGGACGCATAGGGGTCTGGGATCACGCTACCGTACAAGTGCGTAATTCCGTGCCTTACGTCGAATGCAGCCAGTTCAGCAGCGAGGTCATCGGGACTCACGGAAGCCTTCTTCTCCTTTAGCGCGCTCAGCTCATCAGTCGCTTCAGGGTCTATAGCACACAACTTTCGCGTGTCCAGCGCCATCTCGAAGTCACTGCCGACCTCGTCTCTGCTGTAATCCATAAGCTCTCTTGAAAAGGTCTCATCAGCAAGCCCCGCCTCCTTGACCTGCATCATAATCCGGCGCTTCCCGCGGGGGCTGCAGTTGTTAAAAGCGTCCTCCACGATCTCAAAGGGATCGTCCTTGCCGGCGAAGCCAAACAGCTTCTCAAGGGCCATGTCGTCCCCTTCCCCACTGAACCCCAACTCCATAGCGGCGGTCTTCGTCAGCTCGTCTGGGGGGGTAAATCCGAATGAAGCCAACGCCCCATTAAGCCGAGTAGCCGCCTCTTTTCTGATGTCGTCAGGGAGGCTGTCTCCGTACTCGCCGAAGTAGACAGCAGACGCAAGCGTGTTGCCGGCGTCAGTGCAGG